ACCCGAGCCCGAGCCCACCGAGCCCACCGAGCCGGAGCCCACCGAACCGGAATGAGCGAGGGCCGCATCCTCGTCGCCAAGGACAGCTTTGTCGCCCTGGTCGGGGGCGTGGAGTACAGCGTCCACGGCGGCGTCACGCGCATCCGCGAGGGCCATCCCCTGCAGAAGGCCATGCCCGAGGCTTTCGAACCGTTGACGGTGCACTTCGAGGTCGAGCAGGCCACCGCCGCACCTGGGGAGAAGCGCCAGCGGTGAGAGACGTGCTGCTCGGCTATCTGGTGAGCTCGCAGGTGAGCCAGTCGTTCCACAACTCGGTGTGGCGGCTGATGCTCTACGACGAGCACGGCGCTCAGCGGCTGCGCCAGGTCGCCGAGACCACCACCGGGCCGCTGGCCCTGGCCCAGAACCGTAACGAGCTGGCCAAGCTCACCCTGGAGAGCGGCGCCGACTGGCTGTTCATGGTCGACGCCGACATGGGCTTTGCGCCCGACACCCTCGAGCGGCTGCTGGCCGACGCCGACCCCGCGGCGCGTCCCGTCATCGGGGCGCTCTGCTTCTCGCACCGCAATGCCCGCCCCGACGGCATGGGCGGCTTCGACACCTTCTGCTCGCCGACCATCATGCAGCGCCTGCTCTGGGACGACGGCATCTGGCGCTTCACCGGCAGCGAGCACTACCCGGTCAACGCGCTGGTGCGCTGTGGTGCCACCGGGGCGGCGTGCATCCTCATCCACCGCACGGCGCTGCTGCGCGTGCGGGAGGCCGTGGGCGAGACCTGGTTCACACGCACCCCCGACGGCGCCGGCCAGCTCCAGGGCGAGGATGTCAGCTTCTGCGAACGGCTCTTCGAGCTGGACATCCCGCTCTACGTCGACACCGGCGTCCGCACCACCCACTGCAAGCCCATCTGGCTGTCCGAGACCGACTTCTGGCAGATGCGGGTGGCGCCGCCGGCGACCGAGCGCGTGGACGTGATCGTGCCCGTGCTCCACCGCCCCGAGAACGTGCCCACGCTGCTGCGCTCGCTGCGCGCCAGCACCGGGCTGGCCGAGTGTTACTTCGTCTGTGAGCCCGAGGACGACGAGGAGATCGCCGCCGTCCTGGCCGAGGGCGGTCGCGTGCTTCGGTTTCCTGGCACGTTTGCGCGCAAGGTCAACCACGCCTATGGCTTGACCGATGCGCCCTGGTTGCTGCTGGTCGGTGACGACGTGCGCTTCCGCCCCGGTTGGCTCGACCAGGCGCTCAACATCGCCGAGCGCTACCACGCCGACGTGGTCGGCACCAACGACCTGCTCAACATCCGCGTCATCCGTGGTGAGCACGCCACGCACCCGCTCATCAGGCGCGCCTATGTCTCCCGCGTAGGCGCGTCCTGGGACGGCCCCGGCATCGTCTGCCACGAGGGCTACCGGCACTGGTTCGTCGACGATGAGATCACCGTGGCGGCGCAGCTGCGTGGTGTCTTCCAGGCGGCGCTGGGCAGTCACGTCGAGCACCTCCACGACGGCAGCGTGCCCGAGGGCGTGGAGGCCGACCAGGCGCTCTTCCGGCAGCGCTGCGCCACCGCGCTGCGCGAGCGTGAGGCCGAGGCGGTCTAGTCGTGCCCTTCTCCGTGCAGCTCTGCCAGCTCAGCGACGTCAAGCTGGCGCTGCGCATCGACCCCAGCGACACCACCGACGACACCCGGCTGATCCTGGCCATCAACGCCGCCTCAGACCAGATCCAGACGCTCGCCGGCCGTCAGTTCACCCAGGAGGCGGGGCCGACGGTGCGCTGGTACGTGGCCAGCTCGCCGTGGCTCTGTCGCGTGGACGACTTCATGACCACCGCCGGGCTGATGGTGGTCAGCTATCCGGCCGGTCCCAACAACCCCGGCGTCACCTGGGATCCCACCACCTACCAGTTGGAGCCGCTCAACGGGCTGCTCGAGAACCAGCCCTGGCCCTACGAGCGCGTCCGCGCCGTGGGCGTGAACATCTTCCCGCTGATGGGCTACTACGGCGGGCTGATGCCGCTGCCCGCCAAGCAGGCGCTGATCGCGGTGACCGCGCAGTGGGGTTGGACGCGCATTCCTAACGACATCGTCAAGGCGGCCGTGGTGCAGTCGATCGCCCTCTTCAAGGCCGACGACGTGCCCTTCGGAGCCACGCCGTTTTCGGAGACGGGCGTGATCCGGCTGCGCGCCGACCTCCACCCCACGGCCTGCACGCTGGTGGCCAACTACACGCGGAGGGTGCTGGTCGGATGAGCCTCAGCGACCTGATTGCCCTGCTGCCCGACAACACCACCGGCGCCATCACTGCCGGGAACATGCGCACCATCGTCACCGAGCTCTACACGCCCACGCCCACCAAGGGAGTCGCGGCGGGTCCGTTCAGCAACCTGCCGATCGCGACGACGTTCGCGTCGCTGCCCGCTCCCGGCCCGGTGACTGCCAGCCTCACCCTCGATGAGGCCACGACCATCTTGGTGTTCCTTGGCGCCTACATCGACAGCGGCGCCAACAACAACCTGGTCACCCTGGGGCTGGATATCAGCGGCGCCACTGTGATCGCGGTGGGGAGCAAACCCGAGGAAACCATCCAGGTGGGCGGCAAGTCCTGGGTGCAGCTCAGCCTCCAGGTCGTTTTCGCCGAGCCCTTCGCCGTGGGCACGACCAACTTCGATGTGCGCTACAAGGCGTCGGTCGCCGGCGCCAACATCAGCAACATCGCGCTCATGGCGGTGCGGCCGTGAGCTACAGCCACGCCTACGCCCCCAGCTTCGCCATCAACCCGCCGGGCGCGCAGATCGCCAGCATCGCCACCGCGCTGGCCAACGTGCTCAAGGCCAACGGCATCCGCGCCGTCAGCTACCTCGGCGACCAGGTCAACCCGCCGGTGGCGCTGATCGCCACCGAGACGGTCATCTACCACGGCGCCTTCAGCCAGTACGGCGGGCTCGCGGATCACATGTTCACGCTCTTCCTGATCCTGGCGCGCACCGACGACCGCGCCACCTTTCGGGCGCTCGACGGCTACATGTCGAACACCGGAGCGACGTCGTTGCGCGCCATCCTCGAGACCGACCAATCGCTCGGCGGTATTGCCGCGGGCGTCATCGTCCTGCGCGCGGGTCCACCCGTGTCGCTCAGCGTCCAGGGAGTGGAGTATGTGAGCTGTCCCTGGGAAGTACATGTCCATGCCGAGTGATTAGGAGGCGCCCATGGCTCAGGTTCTGCTCACCAACGCCCAGGTCATCATCAACTCGGTGGATCTGTCCAACCGTATCGACTCAGTGGCCATCAACGAGGTCTTCGCGGACGTCGATACCACCACCTTCGGCACCACCGCTAAGACACGCATCGCCGGGCTCGGCGACCACAAGGTGATCATCGAGTTCCAACAGGACTTCGCCGCCGCCAGCGTGGCCGCCACCATCGACCCGCTCGTCGGCCTCACCACCACGGTCATCGTCAAGCCGGTGGCGGGCACCACCACCACCACCAATCCCGCCTACACATTCACGGCGGTGATCACCGACTGGCGGCCGGTCGAGGGCAAGGTGGGCGAGATCGCCAAGGCCAACGTCACTTGGCCCATCACCGGGCCGATCACCAAGGCGACGTCCTGATGGCGCTGCAGCGCATGTGGGTGACCATCGCCTACAGCGACGGCCACGTCAGTCGAGCGGCCATTAGTGCCAAGGTTCAGGTGGCCTTCGAGCGCCAGTACAAGACCAGCCTGGCCAAGCTCAGCGAGGATTCCTCGGCGACTCGGCTTTATCAGCTGGCCTGGGAGGCGGAACGCGCCGGCGGGGCGATCATCAAGGACTTCGAGAGCTGGCTTGATGAGATCAGCGCTGTCGACATCGAGAACGAGGAGATCCGCCCTTTCGACGCGGCACGGCCGGTTATCGCCTCGCCCAGCTCGCGGTCGCAACCGGCATAGCCCCCAGCCTGCTCGCCGAGGAGAGCGACGAGATGATCGAGACGCTGGCGCGGGTGGTCGGCGAGATGCACGCACGTGGCTGAAACGCTCCACCTCGGCCTGGGCGTCGACACCCGCGACTTCGACGCCTTCGCCAAGGCGCTGCGCATCGCCGCACCGGACATCCGTCGCCATCTACTTACCCGGCTGCGCGGCGTCGGCGCCATCGTCGCCGAGGAGGCGCGCTCCCAGGTCGAGCCCTACAGCACCAGCATCCCGCCCTCCATCAAGGTGCGCCTGAGCCGCGCCAGCGTGGTGGTCGAAGCCGGACGGGGCGTGCCCCTGGCTGGGCTTTTCGAATTGGGCAACATCGGCAGCAACCGCCGCGACGTCTTCCGCCATCCCGTGTTCGGCCGCGACGTCTGGGTCGAGCAGCGCATGCACCCGTTCCTGGCGCCGGCCGTGCGGCAGCGCTGGGATGAGGTGGAAATGGCCGCCGTCCAGGCGCTCGACGAGACCATCGCCGAGGTGGTGGTGCGGTGACCGACCGAGTCGTTCGCGCGGTCCTGACGGGCAGCTCCATCGGCGCCGTCAAGGCGTTCGAGGAGACCGCGGTGGCCGCTGAGAGCAGCTCGCGCAAGATCAGCTCCACCACCACCGAGCACGCCAGCAAGGCCGAGGGCGCCTTCTCGTCGATCGGCAGCAAGCTCATGAACGTCGGCATGGGCCTGGCAGTGGGCGGCGTGGCGCTGGGCGCGGTCGGCGACCTCGTCGCCAAGGCTCTGGGTGAAGAGCAGACGGCCATGGCCACCCTCAACACGGCCATGGGCGACGCTGGCCAGAAGTGGACGCCGGCGCTCACCGAGCAGTTCGACAAGCTGCGCGGCCACATGACCGGGTTGGGCTTCGACTCGGCCAGCACCGCGGATGCCGTGGCCCGGCTGGTGACTGCGGGCGTGCCCGCCACCAAGGCCATGGCCGACATGAGCGTGGCCGCCGACCTAGCCCGCTACAAGAACATCAGTCTCAGCGAAGCCAGCATCATGCTCGAGAAGGCGGCTCAGGGCAACGCCAAGGCCATGAAAGAGCTGGGCATCTCCTCGGCCCAGGTCAAGAACGTTCACGGCGATCTGGGCAAGGTGATCGACCTGGTGGGCCCCAAGATCAAGGGCCAGGCCGACGCCTACAGCAAGACGCTGCCGGGCGCGCTTGATGTCATCAAGGCATCCATCACCGACAAGCTGCTCGTGCCCTTGGGCGAAAAGGTCATGCCCATGTTCGAGCGCCTGGCGGGCTGGATCAGCGTCCACAGCGCCCAGATCTCCGCTGTGTTCGGCGGTGCCATCATCGCTCTGGGGATTGCTTTTGACGTGCTCGGCGTGGCCATGGACAAGGCCACCGTCATCGTGGACTTCATCAGCGCTCACTGGGAGGCGTTCAAGCCTCTGTTTGTGGCCATCGCGGGCGGCCTGGCCGTCCTCGCCGCCATGTGGATCGTTGATGCCATCGCCACCGGCATCGCCGCCGCCGCCTCGATGGTGGCGGCTGCAGCAATCCTGCTCCCCTTGGCGCCGATCATCGCCGTGGGCGCCGCCGTGGCCGTGCTCGCCTACCTGTTCATTACGCACTTCAGCCAGATCAAGGCCGTGGTCTTGGACGCGATCTTTTTCATCCGCGACGTGTTCATGGCCGCGATCAACTTCATCCGCGACCACTGGCAGGCATTTGCATACGGACTGCTGCTCATCCTGACCGGTGGACTGGGCCCGCTGGTGCTTTTCGTCGCCACCCATCTTGACCAGATCAAGAAGTTTTTCAGCGACCTGCCAGGCAACATCGTGGCCGCCCTCGGCAACCTCGGTCAGCTGCTCGTCGCCGCCGGCAGGCAGATGATCCAGGGCCTGATCGACGGCATCAACTCCATGGCCGGCGCCGTCGGCGGCGCCATCAAGGGCGCCATCGGCAACATCCCCGGCGTCGGCGGCGCGCTCCATGCCGTCGGGATCCCCGGCTTCCAGGCTGGCGCCATCGTCACCAAGCCGACGCTGGCGCTCATCGGCGAGCGCGGCCCCGAGGCGGTGGTGCCGCTCCATGGTGGTCCCGCCTTCGCGGGCGGCGGCGGCGGCGGCATGACCAACGTGGTGATCAACGTCTACGGCGGCGACCCCCAGGCAGTGGTCAACGCGCTCAAGACCTACATGCGCGCTAACGGCTCGGTGCCCATCACCGTCAACGCCGCGAGCCGGCTGGGGGCGGCATGAGTGCCCCGCTCGTCCAGTTGCTGCTCGGCTTCGGCACTACCCCCGCCCTGAGCAACTACTTCACCCTTGACCGCGATCGGCTGGACAACACCAGCAACCTGCTCGGCCCCGACACCGTCATGGTTGACGTCAGCCAGTGGCTTTACGGCGGCCTGAGCATCGTTCGCGGTCGCTCGCGTGAGGTCGATGCCTACCAGGCGGGCACTGCCAGCTTCGTGCTCCACAACGAGGACCGTCGCTTCGACCCCACCAACACCGCCAGCCCCTACTACCCAGGCGTGCTGCCGCGCGCCCCGGTGAGTATCTATATCGCCGGCCGCCAGGTTTTCGGCGGTCACGTCGACACCTACGACGTGATCTATCGCAAGCCCAACATTGTCGACCTGCATGTGGCCGCGCTTGACGGCTTCAGCATGCTCTCCAACACCAAGCTGAGCGGCGCCGTCTTCGGGCAGGAACTCTCGGGCAGCCGCATCCACGACGTGATCGTCCGTCCCGAGGTCAACTGGACCGGCGCCTTCTATGCCGACAACGGGTTGATGCTGATGCAGGGCTCGACCCAGGACCAGGTCCCCGCCCTTGATCACTGCCACGCCATCACCGCCTCCGAGGCGGGCTGGTTCTTTGTGGACGGCGCCGGCGCTCTCAACTTCCACGACAAGAGCTGGCTGAGCCGACAGCTGGCCAGCAATCCCAACGGCGTGGTTACCTTCACCGACACCGGCGTCGCTTATGCCGGACTGGCCATCGGCTATGTCGATATCACGCTCAGCACCGGCTCGGTGCTTCTCTTCAATCGCTGCGAGGCCAGCCGCAGCGGCGGTTACAAGATGACCGCCGATGACATCACCAGTCAGGCCCACTACGGGCTGCGCACCCTCTCACTGCCCCAGCTCGAGAACGTCTCCGACGGGGACGTGCTGAGCATCTGCGGGGTCATGGTCGACCGCTACAAACAGCCCGAGGTGCGCTTCAGCACTCTGGTCGTGGAGATGAGCGGGCTCAGCCTGGCCCAGCAGCAACTGCTCAGCAGCCTCGACCTCGGCACCGTGGTGACCGCCGAGCGCACCCCGCCGGGCGTCGGCACGCCCCCAAAGATCACCCAGATCTCCAGCATCGAGCACATGGACTGGTCGCTTGACGTCGGCGCCAGCTCCTACCGGCTCACCCTGGGGCTGCGCAACATCAGCACCATGGCCGGACTGCTCATGGACAGCGCCTCGCTGGGCGTTCTCGACACGGCCAAGCTGGGATGAGCGACAGCATCCGCAGCCTCGAGGACATCAGCCGGCTGGGACCGCGGGCGGCACTGGTATCGCCGGCGCTGGGTGGCTTCGCGCACCGCTCCGACTCGCCGCCGATCGACGCCGAGCTGGCCGCCTCGCTGAGCACACCGCTGCAAGCCTGGGTGAGTGGTGGCCGCTGGATCGTCATGTGCCCCTGCGGTGGCGCCCAGCTGGCCGCCCGCGACGACCATCGTTTCTTTTGCGTCGACTGCCTCAACGCGCAGGTCGGCGGTCAGTGGCGTACGGTGAGCTGGCCCGCCGACGCCGCCGCGATCGAGACTGCGCTGCTGCGCCGGCCAGCGCCGGAGACGCGCACCTGGCTGCCCACGGAGACGCTCGCCGACCTACTCGCGGAGAACGCCGAGCATGGCCTGGACCAATCCTGACAGCCACATCTGGACAGCGGGCGAGGTGCTCACTGCCGCCAACATGAACACCTATGTGCGCCTCAACCTCGACTTCCTCTACGGCGACACCGCCTGGATCGCACCCACCCTGATCAACAGCTGGGTAAACAGCGGCGGCACCGATGTCCCCGCCGGATATCGCGGCGTGGGCACGTTGATCATCTTGCGTGGTGTCATCAAGCTTGGGACCCTGAACCAGCCCGCCTTCGTGCTGCCGGCCGGCTACAGGCCCAAGACGGACTTCAGCTACAGCGTGATCGCCAACAGTGCTATCGGCTATCTGGCCGTCCAGGCGGCCAGTGGCAACGTCGTCCCGGTGTCGGGAAGCAATGCCTGGTTTTCCATCTGTGGCATCACCTTCGACAACTTCCTGTGACAACCGACGGCTCTCGCGGAGGCTGCTGAGCTATGGCCTGGACGCCCCCCGACAACCACGTGTGGACGGCCAACGAGGTGCTCACCGCCAGCAACATGAACACCTACCTGCGGCTGAACCTCGACTTCCTCTATGGCGATCTGGCCTGGACGGCACCCACTTACACCAACGCCTGGGTCGACTTCGGCGGCACCTACCGCGGGGGCGGCTACCGGCTGATCGGCACCCAGGTGTACATCCGCGGCGTCATCAAGGGCGGCGCCATCACCTCGTCGGCCTGGACGATGCCCGTCGGCTACCGCCCCCAGCTGGATCAGCAGTTCGCCACGGTGAGCAACAACCTCTTCGGCTTCGCCATCGTCAACCAAGCCGGTCAGGTGATCTGCCAGGCGGGCAGCAACCTGGCCTTCAGCCTCAACGGCATCGTCTTCGACACGCTGCCATAAGGCTTGCGGGCGAGCAGAAAGAACCCGCAGCACTGGGGGTCGGCGACCAGCTCGACGACGCTGAGGCCGGCATCGCCGGCGAGCACGCGCGCACCCTCCAGCGAGAAACGCCAGAGGTCGCCGGGATACTCGTGGATCGGGAAGCAACCGCGTTCGTCGTAGCCGCGCGCGGTGCAGAGAAACGCGCCGCCCGAGCGGAGCACGCGGGCGGCCTCGGCAATGGTGCGCCACGGCCGCCGGTCGTGCTCGAGGACCTCGGTGCAGACCACCACCTCGAAGGCGCCGTCCGCGAAGGGCAGGGCATCGCCCAGGCCGAGCATTTCCACGCCGGGACCGGCGCGCATGTCGAGGCCGACATAGGGACCCGCGAAGAACTGGCGGGCGGACCCGTTGACGTCGTAGGCGCCGATCTCCAGGGTGACGGCGTCGGCCAGGTCTTCGCGGGTGACGGTCGTGGCCAGCCAGCTCAGGACCGACTCGTGCACCTAGGGCGCCGCGCCCGCGAGCTGGCTGAGCACGAAGGCCAGCAAGCCACCGATCACCCATTCCCGGTAGTTGCCGTCGGTGTAGCCCGCGGCCGAGAGCAGACCCACCAGTAGGCAGGCGCAGGCGGCCACCAGCAGGGCGACTGAGAAGGCGATCTGTGGCTTGATGATCGCCCTGTAGGTTAGTCCTCACCCGGCGGATAGCGAGACTGCAGCAGGGCGGTGTGGTGGTCGCAGTAGATGCCGCCGCTCACCCGCGGGCGGCCGTCGGCGTAGACGCAGAGCCGGTCCACGAAGGCGCCTTGCTGCTCGGCGCTCAGCGACTCCCAGAACTCGCGCGTCATGCCCAGCCGCTGCTGGGCGGTGAGGCTGGCCCAGGGCACCGCTCTCACAGCATCTTCACGGGGCCGACCCAGCCCGCGGCTCCGGGCGTGTAGCTGAGCTGCCAGAGGCCGGTGTCGAGACCCAGCCCGCGCACATATGCGACTCTGTCCCAATAGCCACACTCGACCAGGGCCACGAAGGTGCCCTCGAGCTCGTGCTGGAGCAGCGGGGCGGTGTCGGCGGCGATCACGGTGTGCACCAGGTGGCCGTCGTCGAGCAGCGTATAGATGTCTTTGCCGCCGTCGGGGCGGCCACATTCCGCGTGTCGCATGTCGGACTCCTCGATGGCGATGGGGCGCGGCGGTGCTGGCTCGGGTGCCGGCGGCGCGCCGGCGTTGCTCATGTAGGGCACGGGATCCAGGCAGCCCGCGGGCGGCGTCCAGCTCAGCGCCCCCGCCTGCTTGACGGCGAAGTGCAGATGACAGCCGTCGCTATAACCGCGGGTGCCGACGTCGGCGACGTGTTGGCCGGGCTCGACGCGCTGGCCCGGCTGGACATGGACGCGCTCACAGTGGCCGTAGAGGATGTGCACGCCCTCGTCGGCGTCGATGACCAGGGCGCGGTCACCGAGCCCGCTCTGGCCCGGCACGGTGCCCACGATGCGCACGCTGCCGGGCCGGGTCGCGCACAGCGGCCTGCCGCAGCTGCCCGACCAGGCGCTGATGTCGATGCCGTCGTGGTAGTAGCGGCTCGGACACTGGTCGGTCCACCACTCGGGGTACTCTGTGCATTGCCAGGCTTGCGTAATGAGATCGCATGTTGGGGCCACATCCCAAGGCATATCAGGCGGTCCTGCGCCAGCGCGGATGGCCTTCATGCTCATGATGCCAGCGGGTATGGCATGAAGCGCAGAGCGTCATCAGATTGTCGGGCGCATGGTTTTCATGGTCGTGATCGACGTGATGCAGCTGCAATCGCTGCACAGTTCCACAGCGTTGACACGACGCCGCTAGAAGGCGCTTCCGTTCATGGGGATGACGATGTCCGCGACGGCGGTATGCGCCACAGCAACGCGAATCGCAGAACAAGCGATTGGCATACGTACTACTTTTCTCAATGCTGCCATCGCGGTAGCGTTTGCGCTGCAGTTGCGTGCGGCATTGGAGGCAGAACCGCGCATTTACAGCTCGGGGCGGAGGGCCGAAACGATGAAGTTTTGGCGCGACCTCCCAGCCCATTAGTCGCGCGGCTCGGCGGCGTGCATGGTGAAGGGCGACATGTCCCCGAGGCTGCCGTAGTCGGTGGGCTCGCTGGCGTCGAGGTGCGACAAGTGGGCGCGCTGGCGCCAGACGTGCGCTGTCTTCAGCGCGGTGTCCAGCTGCGCGCCCAGCTCGGCGACGTGCTCGATCAGCCGGCGCACGTCCTCGAAGGGCAGCGAGCCGGTGACGGCCGCCTTGTTGTACAGCTTGGTGATCTCGTTGCCGGTCATTCCAGTTCACCGAGCAGATCGGCGGCCGCGCGCAGAGCCCGGATGATGGTCCGGACAGAACGGCGGCTGTCGTTCCAGTGAATCAAGCCCATCCGGCCGCGGCAGCCGATGACTTTGCGTAGTGCCGCTTCTTGTCGCGTGCTGACCCTGAAGCGCTCTCCGCTTGAGGTGCCATCCACCAGGAGACAGCCCTCGCCTGATTCGACCGGCCATCTCGGCACCCACCGCAAACTGCCAGTCTCGAAGAAGCGCGCGCGCTCCCGTAGCGTGGAGAGCCCGGCGATCTCGTTGCCCGTCATGGTTTCCCCCTACTGAGAATCTCGGCGATCTGTTGCATGTCGGATGGTCGCCAGACGTAGACCTCGATGCCGGGGATGGCGCTGAGCAGATCCAGCCAGCGCTGCTGCGAGGGCGTGACCTTGTTGCTCCCCGTCTTGAGCTCGGCGAACACCAGCCGCGGCGGTTTCACCATCGACAAATCGGGCCAGCCGGCCGCTCCCCACTTGCTCAGGTGGGGGTGGTAGGCCGCCCAGCCGAAGTCGCGCGCCACCGCAAAGACACTCTGCAGGAAGGCGCGCTCGGTCTCCACGACGCCCTGCGGTGGACCGGTGCGTACCACGGCCCTCACGGCCCGAAAACCGCGGAGTCGAGTGATATGACCTGGGACGGCTTTCCGGGCTTCCTAGAGCCACCCAGCACCGTCCTACGCGGTGTTTTCATCGCCCCGCCCGCCGCGGCACGCAATCCCACGGGCAGATGGCCGCCCACGTCACCGTTCGCCCCTTGCCGTCCACGAACCGCTGTCGGTAGGGGATCGGCCGCCTGCAGAACAGGCAGCGCAACGGCTGCTCGCTCACAGCTTGGCCTCGAGGTCATCCGCCAGCCGCCCCAGCTGCTCGGTGCCGAGCTGTCCCAGCCACGCCTGCGGTCGCGAGCTCTGGTCGAAACCGTGGTCGGAATAGACCGCGCTCGCTGCCGGCCCACGGTGCAGCCCGTAGAGCCTTGCTGTGGCCACGTCGATGCGGTGCAGCGCCTCGGTCCGCGGATCGCCGCTCAGGGTGAGAGACGGGGGCGGCGCCGCATCTGCCGCCCCCGCTGGTGTCGGAGCGCCGGCGGGTTCGGTCGGTAGACCGCGCGAGACTCCCTGGGCTGCTCGTTCCGCGGCCGTGCGCGGCCGCCGTCCCGTCGATGCTAGCGGCCGCTTCGGCACCGGCGCCGGCAGCTCCATGCTGGTGATCTGCTCGGCCACGCTGGGCACCATGCCCGACGGCAGCGGCACCACCCCCGGCGGCGCCCCATCGACCGGCTCAGGCACCGCCGACACCGCCTCCAGCACCACCGGCTCACTGTCCGGCGGCGGCAGCGCCACCGGCACCCGCTCGCCCCGGCCCAGCGCCAGCGCGCCCACGTCGACGTCGAAGTCCAGCGTGGCCACCACGAAGTTGCGCGTCACCACCTTGCTCTCGTCCTTGGGGTCGGGGCGCTTGACGCTGCGCGATGTGATCCCCAGCCGCGCCGGCAGCACCGACCGCCCCACCGCGCCCACGATCAGCTCGGCCATGGCCACCGCCCCAGAAAGCTCGGCGGCCGCGTACCAGCCCTGGGTGTCCAGCCGCCACAGACCGATGCCGGGCAGGCGGCGCAGCATCAGCGACAGCCGCGTGTGGGGCGCGCACTCCCGCTTCTCGGGATCGCACAGACACGGTCCGTCGCTGAACAGCTCATGCTCGCCGTCGCAGCGCCGCTTGGCGCCACCTCCGCTCCAGAGCTCGTACCACTGCGAGAAGGCCAGCGCCTCAGGCGGCAGGACGACGTCGATTTCCCGCGCCGCGCTGAACAGCTCCCACTGCTCGCCCACCGGCGCGTCCTGCCAGCGCTGGGGCTCGCCGCCGTAGAGCTGGGCCACGCCGCGGATGGCCCGCTCCGACACCGAGGTGAACCGGAAGCGGTCCAGCCGCTCGGGACGGTTGGCCTTGCGGCCGGGGATGGCCACCTGGCGGCCGAGCCGGATGCGACCCACCTCGTGCAGCCGACGCTGCAGCTGCAAGATGCTCATAGCCCGATCTCCAGCAGCATCTGTGGCGCCGTGCGCGCAATGCGCCCCGTTGCCAGATGGGCATAGTCGGGCGAAAGCTCGATGCCGATGGCGTGGCGGTCGAGGCGGTTGGCCACCGCCAGCGTGGTGCCGCTGCCGGCGAAGGGGTCAAGGACGGTGGCGGGGGTGGGCGCAGCGTTGTGGGTGCAGGAGGGTTGCCAGCCAGTCGACACGCTGGTGACAGACATAAAGCCACGACCGTTGTTCTCATTCCGGGTGGGACCGTCATGGCGGGGAGACGTTAGCGCCTTGCCCCGCGCCGCACGCTTCGACTCGTCGGTGATGCGTGCCACCACTCGCACCCACGGCGCCCCGCACTCAGAACACACCCCCTTGGCGCTGGTGCTGGCGAGGATGCAGGGCTCTACTAGAGACTGAGGAAACGTTGCGAAGTGTGCGGCTACGTACGGTTCGGTGGCGATGGTCCAGACGGAGCGGTTGTTGCGGCCGTTGCGGCCGTTGGGGACGTTGAGGCCGCTGCCTGCGCCGAGCACCGCACCGCCCACCTTGCCGAAGGCGTGGTTCTGTCGGGCCGACGCCCATGCCGCCGCGAGCTCCTCATCGCTTGAGAGCAGCGGTTCCCGTATCGCCTCGGCGTCGTAGTAGTAGCGCTGGCTCCGGCTGAGCAGGAACACGTACTCATGGGCCCGCGTGGGCCGGTCGGTGACGCTCTCGGGCATCGGGTTGGGCTTCGACCAGACGATGTCGCAGCGCAGGTACCAGCCCGGCTCCGTAGCTGACGGGACCGTGGGTAGCCGCGGAAGGTCGATCGGGTCTCGCTGGTTGAGACGCTTACAAACGGCATAAAACCGCCGACGAGTCTCCATGACGTCGGGTGGTACAGGCAGGCTGCGAGTCGGTCGGCCCCACCGAAGCGACTCGTTCATCGCGTACACCAGTTGGGCCTGTGCCTTCTTGATGATGAGGTGGGGGTAAACGTCGCGAATCACTGCGGACGCCTGCTGACCGTCTAAACGCCACGTGTAGAAGGTCCGATTCGACCGGATACCTCGGCTATCGCAGTCACCAGGGGCTGGCGCACTAGCCTTGACGTTCACCCGACCCACGCCCGTAATGCGGACGCAATGTTCAAGCGCACCCGTGTCCGTCTGGCTGATGCTCAGATAGGGGATGTAGGTCTCATTCGTTCCCCTTCCAAGTCGCGGATGCTGGAGTCGGATACCCAGGCAGCCATCAGAATCGAGCATCGCGGCTAGCCACGCCCTATCTTCGACCCGTGCAATCGGTCCGACGTGATATGGCTGTTGCAGCGCGAAGGCGACGCGCCAGGGCAGGCCGATGAGATCCTTGGGCTTGAGGCCCACTGGAACCTTGGCCCCGCTGTTGTTGCCGACGTCGCGGTGCATGCTGTCGGGCACCTGGCGACCGCGATCATTGCTGTACGCATCCCCCAGCACCAGCCAGAGCGTCCCGTCCTTGCGCAGCACGCGGCGCACCTCGCGGAACACATCGACCAGGGTGGCGACGTACTCGTCAGGCGTCGGCTCGAGGCCGATCTGGGCGTCGATGCGGGTCGCGCCGCAGAAGCGGCAGCCACCCCCACGGATCGGGTCGCGGCTCGTTCCCGCCGGGCTCGCCTGCTTCTCGTCGTCACCATGACCACGCCTGACGGCCGTGTGGTCGCAGGCCGGCTCGCCGCCCTTCCAGCTAGCCGTCCCGTAGTCCCGCAGCCCCCAGTAGGGTGGGCTGGTCACCACACAATGCACCGACTCATCGGGAAGCGTGCGCAACTGCTCACGCACGTCGCCGACGAGGATGCGGGTGCTCACCGGAACTCCAAGGCCGGGCCGATCACACTCTTGGCCGTCACCAACGGAAACTGCGCCGCCTCCAGCAGGAACAGGAACTGCTCGAAGATCTCCGGCCCGCAGTTGACCGGATAGGCCTGGCATCGCACCGGCGTGATCCAGATGCAGACCCCACCCACCACCTCCGGCACCGCCAGCGCCAGCGCCTGCTCGGCCTCGCTGAGCATGTAGTAACGGCGCCGGTAGTGCTCGAAACGGCGCGGCTTCCAGGTCGCCGCCAGCTCCGCATACCGGTAGGCCGCCAGTTGCAACGCCGTCTCCGGGTAGGGCGTGGTCGGCTTGCCGTACTGGTCCACGTCCTTGCGGCTGGTCTTGTAGTCCGCGATCACCAGCGGCCCCGCCAGCCGCAGCATGCAGTCCAGCGTGCCCGCGTAGCCGTAGGTCGGCGAGTACACGGTCACCTCGGCGGCCTCGTACTCGGGCTGCGCCGTCTGCGCCCAGCGCTCGAAGCTGTCCAGGAACGGCGCCACCTCCGCGTCCACGTCGGGTCGCCGGCCGGTGATCACGTAGCGCTCGCAGGCGGCGTGGACGGCGATGCCCAGCTCGGTGGCGCTGCGCTCCTTGCCCGGCGGCGGCGCAAAGCGGGCGTTGGCCAGCGCCTTCACCACCGCCTCCTCGCCGTCCTCGCGGATGCGCTGCGGCAGCGAGCTCGCCCAGCGCACCGCCGTCTTGGCCGTCTCCTCGGCGGCCCAATACTGCAGGGCACGCTTCTCCAGCACGCCCACGATGGTGGTCACCGACCAGTACGCCTGGGCGCGCTCGGCCTCGCTGAGCTTGTCGAGCGGCAGGTCGTCGAACTCGGGCTGGCTGAGGCGCAGCGGCAGCGTGGTCGGGGTGGGTAGTAGCACAGTCATGCGTCGGCCGCCGCACTCGCGATGGTGTCCACGTAGATAAGGCGGCCCCGCGTCGGATTGCCTCCGTGGATGCCGCCATCGCGCACGACTCCTAGCCGGCGACTCACTGCTCGCCGCAATCGCTCAGTCGGGACTACCACGGCCATACCGGTGTTTGCGTACACAAACCACCAATAATCAGCCTCAGTAGTTGCCAGGCCCGAAGGTACATAGCGACCAAGTCCCGGATTGTGCTCGTACTCGATAAACAACAAACTGTCGGCTATGGCCTTGCGCTTTACCTCATGGGAATGGAAACCGCTGCTCAGTCGCTCCATGAGATCCGCCACAAACAACTCGCCCTGCGCGCCCTCTCTATAAGTGAGATCCCAGCGCACATCGCGCCGCCTACCATCGTCTAGGCCCCTCATGGCGTCGGCGAGGCTTATTACTGGCATGCTTGATCGCCCCATGCCGTCCAGCCCGCCCTGGCTCGCCGAGCGAAGAGCTCCACCTTGGCCAGTCCTGGATACATCTGCTCGATCAGCTCGTAGAAGCGCCCCGGCTTCACCGAGTGCTCCGTACGGGGCGCATGGACGACCGAGGACGGTCGGTTTTCGGGCAGCGGAAGCGGCAACTCACCACGCCGCGCGATCAGCAAGAGCTCGAGCTGCTGGCGCACGTAATAGCCCATGCCCAGCTGCTCCTTCACCCAGCCCATCAGGGTTCGATATTCGAAACCCCAGGCGGGGATCACAGACGTGATCGCCTCGGCCAGCTTTGGCGTTGGTGTCCAAAGAAACAGGACGGCATCGTCGGCCGCGGGCACCTCCAGCGCGGCAATATCGGCGAGCGCCATCGGTCGGTAGTTGTTCTCCACCGCACGCGATGGCCCCGTGTGCTCGTACTGCCATGGCGGATCGGCGTAGATCACTTGGAACAATCCCAGGCTGGCAAGTGCCGGTGCCTCGCCGCTGGCGATCCCCAGGCGCTCTGCCAGCTGCCGTCGCCGCACTACAAAACGCAGTTCTTCACGCGACCATCCCTCGGCTTCGGCCTGGTCGAGCAATTCGTCGGCGTCGACCCGGTTGGCAACCTCGGCATGATGTGACCAGGAAAGAAGTAACCGCCGGCGGTTAGGTTCGAACCTCCGAGCCACGCTCCCGGCGTTCACGCATGTCTGAAAGGCCCACCCGATCCCCTGAGCGACAGCGGCTGCTCGTTCGCCGTAGTGCTGCGTGCCGTAGGCCCACCAGTCGCCCAGCCACCACATGACACCTTCGGCCATATGGCGCAGCTGCCGACCTATCTCGGCCCATTCCTCGATGCTCAGGTCGGTCGATAGTCCCAGCCCAAGCGGCGATGCTGGCCACCGCTCAGGCGCGCGGCTCAGGATGAGCTCAGCGCTCATTCTGGCTGCATCCTCTCGGCGAGCTGTCGCACCGCGTCACCGAGCGCTGTCGGCGGCGCGTCTGGGGCTGCGTCGTCGTTCTGAGCGTGAGTCTCACGCTTCGCGTGCGCGCGCACGCGTGCACGCGTTGGTCGGTCGGTCGGTCGGTCGGTAGCATGCGCGACGTCCGCGCGCGTGCGCGCGCTCACAGTCGTGCGCGTGCGTAAGGCGGGCAACCCTGCCGGTCCCTGGTAGAGCTCCCACTGAGGATGGGACGCCCGACCGTTAGCGATCGTCAGTAATCCCGACGCCTCCAATTGCGTCATCGATACCTGCGCGGCGGTCACGCTGACGTCCGCCCACTTGGCCAGCTGCAGTACGTCCCAGGGAAGGCTGCCGTCAGCGTTGGCGTTGACGATGGTCGCCGTGTAGACGTATCGAGCCTTGATGGACAGCCGTTTGACCCGAGCGTCGTGATAGAGGCTGGCATAGATGGCGCGCCACTCGGCCATAGGCCCATTCCCTTCAGCGCGGCCATATCAGGGCCGCCAGCCAGACCAACGTGATCCCGCTCACGAACGCGATCAGCACCAGCGCGGCGCTATCGGCGAGCCGCGTCGGTCCGCGCTCCTCGCCACCCTCCCAGCGCGTCATGAGTGAAACAGCTCGGTCAGCGGCCCGTTGAGCGCCGGGACCAGGCCGAGCGCCTTGTCCAGGGCGACCAGAGTGCGCACCGCGATGGGCTCGCCGCTGCGGGCCTTGGTGAGAGTTACCTCACTGACACCGGAGAGCTCCGAGAGCTGCCGGCCGGTGAGCCCGCGCCGGGCCATGGCGGTGTCGAGCAGTCCCGCCGGCAACGTGACCCTGCCACCGCGGGCAATCGGTGCCGCTTCGCCGTGGTTATCGGCACCAACGTGCTGGGAGTGATGATTCTCGGCAGCAACCCCGAGCCGGTCGGCTCGGCTATCCTGCCTGCGGGCGGCGTCCGTCATGCTCGGATGCTCCTATTGCGCCCGCGACCTAGCCAGTCTGCGGGCGCTTCTGCGTGAGGCGAGCGATGCTACCACCTCGAGCGACGGTCGTTGGCAGCTAGGCGCGCATCGCCAGGATCACCAGCAGCAGCCCGACCAGTACGCCGACCAGGCAGCCCAGCAGCAGCCCGTGCACGTCGGCCGACATCCCCCTTCCCAGAAATGACCCCGGCCAGGTTTGGGGATGGCCGGGGTCACCTGCGCAGCTCGCAAGGATCGGCGAGCCTGAATCTCCGCGGGACGGCGATCCCCAACTGCAGGGATCGCCGCCCTGTCTGACGCCAAGGCAGTCCCGAGCGTCAGGCTGGCGGCAAAGTCTAAACCACCCTATCGGTGCAAACCTGATAGCCGCCCGCTAACCTACCGGCCGTGAGATGGCGCTGCTGCGCCGACTGTTCCGCGCCGTTCGTCCAGCGCGCCGGCGAACGCCGCTGTCCCATCCACCAGGCCGGGTTCGCCCGCCATCAGGGCCAGCTGGATACCCAGGCGTGGCGGCGGCTGTCCAGACGGCTGCTGGCCGAGCGGCCGACAT